GTTCAGGCTCAAAGGTTAAAAGTACGGTTGCTAAAATCAATCTTTATTCAAGTGGCGTTAATATAATGAACGGCTTGACAAAAGGTATTTTAAGCAAGAAGGGTGCGCTTATAGGAGCTGTAAGAGAAATTGTTACAGCTGCCAATACTGAATTTGATAGGCTTAACGAAATACATTCTCCTTCTAAGGTTTGGTATAGGAAAGGTGCATATCTGGGTGAAGGACAGGTTTTAGGTATGAAGAGTACAATACCTAAAATAGAGAATGCCACAAATGAGATAACACAAGTTACTAATCCAGTACCTAGTGGTGTAGGTGGTGGGGCATCCGGCTCATCACAGTCAATTGGAAAATCGCAGAATATTTATAATAACGGTAACGGTGGAGGTAATACATTTAATTTTGATGTACATATCCACGATAGAAGCGGTGGTAATGATAGAGAACTTGCAAGGCTATTCAAAGAAGCCGCTAGGGAGCTTATGAATGAAGCAAACGATAGCTTCGGTCGAAAGAATCCTAGAGTGACAATAGTATAAGGGAGGTGCGTTAATGGCAACGATTAATGGTATTTATATTTTTGTTGAGAGCGAAAGCTTGAACCGGGATGTTAATATTACAAGCCATGCTGTGGAGCAGGGCGTTGATCTAACCGATAATGTAAAGCGCAACCCTTATACTATCTCCTTATCGGGCAAGATTGTCGGCTCAAACAGTGCTATTAATCAATCTAAAATTGCCGCATATATGGCGAATGGCACTCTTGTCTCATATTCAGGTAGAAATTACATAAATAATGCGCTGATTACTAAATTCGAAACCTCACATCCAAACACCGTTAACGGTGGCTGTGAGTTCTCAATGGAAATTTCAGAGGTACGAATCGCTAAGAGCAATGTTGTAAGTGATGTTAAAACGGCTGCTGTACAAAAGGGCGGTACGCAGCAGGTTGAAGAAAATAATAGCTCTAATGGCGTATATCACGAGGTCAAAAAGGGCGATATGGTCTATAACCTTGTAGCCTCGGCAAATGCGCCGTACAAGAAGTATGGCAAGAGCTGTCAATGGGTGATGGATAACAATCCTGATGCCTTTGCAGTAAAGGGCGATTTTGGCAGCTTGAAAGTTGGTGCCAAGCTTTTAGTTGGGTATAAAGATACTGAGGCATAGGAGGTACAGAAAAAATGAGAGATAGAATTTCAATCAATAAAAAGCTAGTGCCTTACAGCTTCGGTATCTTGTTAGGCAGTGTGTGGTATCAGCTTGAGGTGAAATATAATAGCTATGGTGACTTCTTTACTGTTGGCTTATATAAGGATAATAGCTGTTTATGTAGTGGCGAGCCACTTATATATGGCAAGCCACTATTTAATGATTTTTATTCTGCCGACTTTCCTGCGTTGACCCTAATTCCTGTTGACGAGGCAGGTAATAACAATGTTGTCAACTGGGATAACTTCGGCGAAACCGTGTTTTTATCGGTTTACAATGATAATGATGACACTGTAAATTATAGCGGAATGTATAGTGATAGTAGCGTTTTATTAGCGGAAGAAGACCCTAAATGGGATGTTATATTACCTGAGGAGCTTGCACTTTTACAAAGCATTGTGGGCGTGCCGGTAGAAATGACTGCCGAAAATCAGAAAAAGTACAACGAATTGTTAGCAGAGTTTACAGTGGGTTAGGAGACGGTGAATTGTGAATATTTCAAGATACGTTATGACGAACTCCAATAAGCCTGTTTCAAGTGTTGTAAAGTCGGTTGTAGGAGCAGATACGGTAGCAGATGAAGTTGATTCAAGTGCATTGTTCGGACAACGAGTAATCATAGCAAGCGGCAATGTTACATTGAATAACGAGAGCATTGATTTTGAGTTTGATTGTCCATTTGACACTGACCTGGAACAAAACGAATCCGAAATTACTGTGTATAACCTGTCAAGAGATACCATATCAGCACTTAAATATAATAATGTCATTACGATTACCGCAGGCTATGGTAATGATACAGGTATAATATTCAGCGGCAGAATCAGTAAGATAAAAACAGGCTTTGATGGTGTTGAAAAGAAGACGGTTATATATGCCCTTGATGACCAGGACCTGGAAGATAAGGAGCTGCAAGAAGTTTCGTATGCGGCAGGCACTAAATCATCCTATATTCTTAAGGATTTAGTATCAAAAATGGGCTTACCGATTGCAATATTCCAAATTAGATATGATTACACTAACAAGGATAGTGTCAAGGTTGACGGCAAGCTGTCAGATATCATTGACGATTATGCTAAACAGTGCGGTGTGAGCGTTTACATACAAAAAGGCAAGGTATATGTACACGATGTAAGGACAGCGGGACAAAATATATCGTTTGTATTATCTGAGGACACCGGATTAATCGGCAGCCCGGAAGAGTTTGAAGAAACCGTTGAAGAGGAGAGCTACACTGAGACCATACACGGCTATAGTATTAAAATGCTGTTACAGCACAGGATGCAGGCAGGTGTTAAGGTCAAAATATCAAGCCGTGATGTTAGTGGTACATATACAGTACGAAAGGGTGAGCACAGCTACAACGGCACTGAAATGACCACCTCTATTGAGGTTATTGCTTAAGGAGGGGCTTATAATGTTAACAAGACAAACACTTGACGATTTTATGGAAGAAAAGCTGTTGCATACACATACAGCCTTTTTAGGTAAAGTCATAAAGGTTAATAGTCAAAATGATATTGATGTACAGCCTCTTACTCTCACACAACAGGCAGGACAGCCACCAAAGACGCAAGCACTCATTACAGGCTTATCTTGTATCGATAATGTATGGAGCTATGTAAAGGTTGGCTGTACTGCTCTCTGTGTTGTCTGTGAGCGTGATATTACAGATGCCCGAAAGGGTGTTAGCTCTTTACCGGCACGAGGCAGGCACAATATGAAAGATAGTGTTATTGTAGGCACAATAGGAAGTGCTGTTGATGCCAATGAAGATTGATAGGGGGCGGTAATATTAAAGGATTTAAGCTAGACGATAAAGGCGATGTTGTTATCAAGGATGGTAAAATTACTATGGTTGATGGCAATGAGCTGCTTAAGCAGACTATCCGCACTGTTTTAGGAACTAACCAAGGCGAATGGTTTTTGAATACGTCAGAGGGGCTTAATTATGGCAATATCTTGACTAAAAATCCTGACTTTGATGTTATCCGTAATGAGATTATAAGCGGATTAAAACAGGTTGATAGCAGTTTAAAGCTCGCAAAATTCGATTACAATTTTGATAAGCAGAGTAGAAAACTGGTTGTTAAATTTACAGCCCAAGATCAAGACGGTGAAACTGTAAGCGGCGAATATGTGTTTTAGGAAGGTGGGGTATATAGATGGTATTAACAGACAATGGATTTAGCCGTCCTACCTATGCTGATCTATTGGATTTACAAATCGCAAGAGCGAAAAAGCTTTTTGGTGATGATATAGAAACAAATGAACAGACTATATTGGGTAAATTCATTAGGTTAAATGTATACGAGATAAGCGAGTTGTATGAATTATTGGAGTATGTATATTATGCGAGGTTTCCAAGCACGGCAACGGGCATAAGTCTTGACCGTTTGTGTCTGTTTGCGGGTATTACAAGAAATCTTGCCACACAGGCTATACATATAGTTCGCTTATATGGTGAGGTTGATGCAGAAATTGAAGCAGGCAGTCTTACCGTGGGAACGAGTGATAATATAACCTTTTATTTGTTAAACGGTGCTAAGTTATCAGAAACAATAGTTGACAAGGATATTGTTTTAGATGGACAGCAGATAGCAGTTAAAGGTGATAAAATAGGCTTTACGGAGGCTTTGTTTGCATGTGTTGATGTTGGTAATATAGGTAATGTTAGCGTTGGCTCGATTAAGTCGATTATAAATCCAAACACAAGTATAACAGCTATAGAGCATATTGGTGTCGACACATACGGAGCTGATACAGAAACCGATATATCGCTGAGAAATCGTTTTGAAACCGCAATAGCGGGTATAGGTAGTGGTACCATAGATAGTATTTATGGTGCTATTTGGCGTGTATCAGATGTAAGCGGCTGCTACATTATTGAAAACAATACAAGTGAAACAGTTGAAGGCAGACCGCCAAAATCATTTGAGTGCTATGTGCTGGGCGGTGACGATATTGATGTAGCAAACGCTATATTCAGCAAGCTCCCTGTGGGAGTAGAAACTGTATCAACGGCTACATCAGAAAGTCAAAGAAGTATTGATGTTGAAGACATAGGTGGCACTAAGCACACGATTAAGTTTTCAAGGACGGTTGAAAAGAAGATTTATATCAAGGTTAATGTTGCTGTAAATAGCTCATTTGACGAAGGTGGCATTAGTGATATTAAGGATAATATTGTAAAACATATAGCACAGCTTACCAATGGAGATGATGTTATATATAGTAGCTTGTTCAGTGATGTGCATAGCGTAGACGGTGTTGTGTCTGCTAAAATACAGCTATCGACAGACAGCTCAGTATATGTGACAAATGATATAACTGTTGCGGGTAGTGAGGTTGCTAGAACAAATACAGCTATTATCGAGGTGACTACAGATGATTATATCGACAGTTGATGACAAAACAAAGAAGCTGCCCGATGTCTTTTGTAAGGCAACTTATAGCAATAATAATAAGCTACTTATATTAGATAACGAGCTGAGAGCATTTTTAGCGAATGATATTAAGGCTGTATATGAGAGCCTTGACATTTACCAAGCAACAGGTAAAACACTTGAGCGATACGGTAATATTGTAGGTCAAAAAAGGGAAAATCTTACGGATGACCAGTACAGGCTTAAAATATTGTCTATGATTTCAAGGAAATGCAGCGGAACAGACTATAATTCGATCTTGTCAATCCTTGCAATAATACTCGAATGCGATGTAAGTGATATAATTATAGAAAATGACACTGAGCCCGGCAGTGTTGCGATTAGAAATATACCTTTTACGGTTCTTAATAATGTTGGATTTACCGTTAATCAGGCTGTTGATATTATAAACAGCTTGTTTCCGGTAACTGTTACTCTGTCCAGTGCCTGCTTTGAGGGCACTTTTTCATTTGCAAACAGTGAGGATATTGAAGTTGATGATACAGAAGGCTTTTCTGATGACAATGGAACAACAGGCGGTTATTTTGGGCATTGGTTTAGCTAATAAGGAGGCAATAAAATGAATTTTGACAACGAACCTATCGAATGGGGGAATAATGGCTCGGAAATACCAAGCTCATTAAAAGAAAGCGGGTGGTCGGCTAATCAAAAGCCTCCTGCTAATTATTTCAATAAAAAATGGAGTAATGACTATAATGTCCAGAAAGAGTTACAGGATAAGCTTAACGGTATGGCTGTAACTAGAGGTTATGCGACAGTAGGGTATAGTGAATACGCAGACTACGTTGTGGTAGGAGATACTGAGAGAGAAAAGGCTGAGAGCTTTAAGGCTCAGATGGATAAAGCGATTGCGGAAAACTATGCTGTATGTATCTTACAGGGTATCTATTACTTGAGAGGTGAGGTTATCGACATCACAGCATCACGAAGGATATTCGGCGAAAGCTTGTTTACAGAAATTAAGAGGCTGGGCGAAAACAGCAATGAGGCTGTAGCTTTTGAGCTGAAAGCTAGCGGTATAGAGCTGTCCGGTTTTTCTATAACAAGCGAGGACGAAACGGTTAATAGCCCTGAGTCTTTTGTTGTAATAAGGGGCGATGTATGCCGTTTGGATGGGCTAAATTTTATAGACCATAGAAACCTTGGTGAAGACACGGCTACAGAGGCTGTAAGAGTTAACAATGGCATTATGACCATTGTTAACAACTGCCGTTTTAATCTTGAACACATCAAGATGGATGTATGGGCGAAATACAAGTGCCTTGTGATAGGCTGTGTTAACACCGTGAGAGAGTTTAATGTAGGTGGAGCTGCTGAGAGTTTTGGCTGCCTAGGCACAACAACCGATGAGTTATCAGCAATTACATCTGAGGAGTAGGAGGTGTGCGTGTGACCATAAGCGGCTTTATATTAAAATTGGCTGAATTGAGGGAAGAGCTTGTTGCCAACCTCAGGGATAAAGATGTTAAGTGTGAAGATAATGAACAGCTTGACAGCCTTGTGCCTAAGGTGAAGGATATAGCAAGCGGTGGCGGAAAGAGTGACAGCATAGCTATGCAGTCCGTGAGCTATGCGGACAAATATGTTACAGGGGAGGCGGTGACTATATGAGTATAGTGAAAAAGAGCTTTAAGTTGTCGGATTTTGTGGATTTAAGCAGCTTTACTTGGGGCGAGGAGAGCGTAACGGCACTTGCGGAGGCTATTAATCAAAGCGAGCTTGGGCAGTATTATACAGCGAGTTGGAACAGTAGCAAGAGTAGGCTTGATATGTTTGACAAAACAAAATGGCTGGGGCTTTATATGACGGCTACGGAGTGTGGGTGTTTTGCAAATGGCGGTAGTATTTTTGTTAGGATTTGCAGTATAGCGTCGGCTAATTACCCTGTGCTT